ACCAGGTGGAACAAGAAACCTTATAACATTAGGTTACCTTTTTGTGTATGATGCTTACCTTAGCACCATAGGTATACACGAAACTGGTTGTTTCACCAACGTGTATTTGTACGTTACGTCTGTTCCTCGCTTAGGAACGCGTAACCAATCAATAATCCTTACCACAGGACTATCGATACGTCCGACACAGAGAGGAACATCAAGGGGAGATGAGTAATCATCATCCTTGGTGTCGATCAAACCTCTCCGCAAAGTATCCCAATAATATGGTTTACTTTTTTGATTTGAGGAGATCTTCAAAGATTCGTTACTGACCTTTAAAAGGGGTAACTCACAAATGGTTAAACCATTATAGTCTTTGTAGATCGGCATCACAAACTCCCTACCAGGCAAACCCGATAAGAAACAGGAGTCCTTTCCGTGTAAACCGGCAATCCCTTTTGAAGGGATACCGTAACGGCGATAATGGTTATAGACTGTCTGTAACACAGTTGGTATTTCACCACTGTGCCACTTCTCAGCCAGACCATTGTAGACTCTACAGATGAAACTCAAATATGATGTTACTGTGTGCTCTTGTTTTACACACTCTGGCATCACCGGACGTACATCTACTCCTTTGTAGAAGTCTCCACCACACGACTCACGAAAATTACCCTCCCAAAAAGATTTCTCAACATTGATAGAGAAACCAAGCTCGCGCATAACCTTCATAAAGGGTATCGCTGCATTTGTGGGGAGTAATATATCGTCGCCGAAGGTAAAGACATTCTTCTTGCTGTTAAGCAGGAGTGATGTAGCTTTAGCAAGTGAGTAGAAAAGTACCGTTTGTAACGGAAACGTGTGGCCAGAACCCATTAACATGTACGAATTAAGCTCAACGGTGTGTGTAACACCATCAACCTCAACCCGTGCACGAGGAGTCCTCACTGCACGTAGTATTCTCCACCAACTTCGCGGAACCAATAGTTTTATATGGTCCCACGTAAAGCTGTCAGAAGCCTTTGACATATCGATCGTTGCATAATGACCTTTCACAGATGCATCTCTGGCAATTTGCTGGTGCTTTTCTTTTGCACTCGCAAGCCGGATATGTGTTCGTGTTTCAAGTCTAGCTCTGATGATTGAACCAAGGCCCTGTGAGAGATAGCCGCCCATTGTTGTATCGGGGGCAATTACTCTTTCAGCTTTGTAGCTTTTAGGTACAGTTGTAACTTGGACATAAGGTGCTTTCTTTGGTCTTCCGAGCATGCCTTGCAGCAGTTTATCGCCGCTTGTCGCAAACTTGAAGACTGAAAGTTGACCATGAGATCCGTATGATAAGCGTTTCACACGGTTGAAAAGGTAGGCTTCACGCGCAGGTAAATTATATGCTGCCCGTTTGCCCCACTTACACTGTTCACGTAGCTCGAACATTTTAAAGTCACCAAGTATATTAGCACAGATACATCGTGCTTTATTGATGACATGTTGAGCTGGTATACTGAGTTCTTCAGGAATACCAAATGTCTTTTGGCTATCTAAGAAAGCCTGGAGACTTTTCGTGGAAAGATCTTTTGGATCGTGTAAGTCCTGTGCGAATATATATCGCTTAAGGAAATCCCTTGTTTGTACTAAACGGCGAAACGACTCCGGAGGTGCTTCATTCATATGAGGCCACTCCATTGTACGCCACGCCGGGATTCCCTTACTAAGAGCGTCATAACATCGACGCTTTAGAACAGGCATGTCAATTAAGTCCGTGATGAGTGCATGCTGAACATCACGCATAAACTCATCAGAAGAACAGCTTTGTTTGTAGTTCTTCCCAACAGAAACTTGTTGGTTCCTATTCTTAGACATGTGGCTACCCCTTAGTATCCTTTGTTTTGTCCATACTTCCAAAGATTAGCATAATCACTGTTATTCAGAAGTTCAATTGCTATCGCAATTTGCTTCGTCAGAACAGTTGTCATGTCTTCTGGGAAGTTACTAACCTGAATGCGCAACGTGTTATGACGCACGACACCGGTTGTTTCATCAACGATAGGTATATCGATGACGACGGACCCCTTTGTCTTGCTACTTCCACGAACACCGACAAGACCAGACATGATAATGGTTTCAGGGTCATCTGACGCTGAATCCACATTCAAGTAGGTCGAGCCGTTGGCACGTGAAGGTACTTCAGTAAAGGTAGAATCCGTTCCTGCTGCGTTAACCGCGAATGTGCGGTCTAATGCGATTTCGGGCATGGTTTACTCCATGTTTTAAAGGTTGTACTACTTTAGAGCCTTAAGCGCTCCGAACAGCAAGGCTGCTGCATCGAATTGACGCATGAGAGAAAGTGATTTCACATTGAAACCAGGCAGCGAAGGCTTCGTGACAAGTGTGTCACGGTTAACCCAAACTGCTTCCTCTTCTAAGACTTCCTTTTGGAACTTATGTTCGGACCAAGGTCCGATCGTGTTCCCGATGAGTTCAGACTCTACAGTACGTGTGTACTTGTAGACGACTGTCGAACTTTGGTAACGTACGTTAGCATCACCCGGCCTGTAGGCCGAAAGTAATGTACCAACGTTAAGGAACCAGTCGATGACGAAGGATAACCTAACGACATTCCAATATGCAATTAGAAGGTCGTATGGTTTAACTCCCCAATCAAACTCTTGCTTCACTGCAGAGGGGTACAGTTTGCAATTGCCTCTCATTTCCAGGTCTTCTTTAATCGTTGTTTTGATTATAGAAGAACCAAAGGTCCTGATAAGCGTTTGAGTATTAACATTCTTCTTCGTTTTCACACGTCCTGTAGTGGTTTTTAATTCACCTTGCTTAGCCTCTAGAATATCCATGATCTCTTTGATCTGGAGCATCAGAGGCATAATAGCATAGCGATATTGTAACCACTGGCCGGCGATAAACGAATCATCAGTTAAACTCTTAGTGGTTTTGCCCTTCTTAGTCTTCTTAGCAGCCTTCTTGGCCTGCTTCAAAGCGGACTTGAACTTGCGAGTGTGTTTCAAAACACCCATCGCAATATCTTTTAACCACTCGACGGTCTCCTTCCCCTCCGCAAGCCAAACAGCACCAGGTAAATCTGGGCCATTGGCGTCGGAGTATGCTTCTAACTGCGCTTGCTTAAGTGCAGGTATAGCATCTAATTGATTCAATTGTTCAAAATCAATTATGGGTTGGTGAATGTAATCACCAAAGAATCCACCTAACATTGCGTTCGAACAATTAAAATAGTAACCGCTACCATTGTGATCGACGCGTTGACACGCGCCGCCACTACGGTGACAGTTAACTCGTTCGAGCATAAAATCATTGGGTGGAATCCAACCGAGATCGTCTTTCTTCTGTTTCGGCCCACGGTAAGAATAAACTGTTTCATAGCCAAAACGTGGCTGTACTGAAAAGACTGTTGACCAGCGAGGGATTCCATTGAATCCATCTTCTGCCACACCTCCCTCAGTAGAAAAGTTTAGAATTCTATGCCGTGTGTCGTACATAAGACCCTCCTGTGGTCTTGCCGAGGAATTCCTCCAAGACAGAACCAGAGCCATAGTTAAAGTCCACATGGACTTTCCCAAGAGCGCGATAGAGTGTCATGATCAGTAGGATTGCAACCAAGGTTGCCACTGTCCTACCGATCCAAAGTGACACCTTTTCTTCGTTCTTGAATAACATATGTCTCTCCTATGCACAATGTGCACGTCCAACTATTGTTGGGCCAGGTTAATCCTGGGAACCACCTTATGGGTG